ATTGGCAAGTTCGTTACGCCCGCCGATGGTTTCCAGATCTTCGCAACGGCAAACACAAAGGGCAAGGGGAGTGACGACGGGCGATTTGTTGGGACTAACGTGCTCAATGAAGCTTTCTTAGAGCGTTTCCCTGTGACCTTTGAGCAGGAATATCCTTCTGTTGCAAATGAGATCAAGATTCTTGATAAAGTTGCACAGACTCTTGGAGTCACTGATGGTGAGTTCTGCAAGCGTCTTGCTGATTGGGCAGACATCATCCGCAAAACCTTCTATGATGGTGGTATTGAGGAAATCATCAGCACCCGTCGCCTGGTCCACATTATCCGTGCCTACAGCATCTTTGGTGACAAGGCAAAAGCAATCAGTGTTTGCGTCAATCGTTTTGATGACGAAACCAAGCAAGCATTCCTTGAACTCTATGACAAGGTAGATGCTGATTTCGATCTTTCTGCTACTGGTGAAAAATTCTATGTTGATCAGAAAGAATGTCTTGACTCTCACAACTTCTCTTGATATAATTATGACAAACCTTTGGAACTATTTGAGCGACTCTGCTATGTCTAACCAAGACTATTGGGAAGAAGATGGTATCAGTTTGACTGGTAATCCTGGTGCTGCTTCTCCCGATACTATTAAATTCACTATGAGTGAAAACGAAGATGGAACTTTAAACCTTTCTAAGGAAATTGTTGGATCTCGTCTCCCTGGTGGAATGGGCGAAGATCATATCTCATTTAACTATAATAATGACTTTCACATGAATTTGGTTATGCCTGAAAAAACTGACCGACGTTACAAGTACAGTGAGGATCGTATCCTCAAAGAACTGGATGATTATATCTCTGGAACTTACAATCAACACTACTCTGCGGGCGATGATAAGATTCAAACTCTTGATCTGATTGAAGCTTGTGGTGACGGTGAAGCATTCTGCCGATCCAACATTCTTAAGTATGCCTCTCGCTATGATAAGAAAGGCACTGCTCGTCGTGACATTATGAAGATTTTGCATTATGCTGTGCTTCTTCTGCATTTCAACGATAAGAATGCACAACGTGAAACCTACCCTCAGTGATGAAAACCCGACCTAACATGAAACTTTCTGATAAAACTCTTTCTGTCCTGAAGAATTTTTCTTCTATCAATCAATCCATTCTTTTCAAGAAAGGTAACAAACTTCGCACAATCAGTGTGATGAAGAATATTCTTGCAGAGGCAACTGTTACTGAGGAGTTTGCTAAAGACTTCGGTGTTTATGATCTTAACCAGTTTCTTAATGGTATGAGTCTGCACCAGAGTCCTGAACTTGACTTTGGGAATGATGGTTACGTTGTCATTCGTGAAGGAAAGATGCGTTCTAAGTATTTCTTCGCTGATCCTAACGTGATCGTGACTCCTCCTGATAAATCTATTGAACTTCCAAGTGAGGATGTTTGCTTTGAAGTAAGTACTGAACAACTGGACAAACTGCTTAAGGCAGCTGCTGTCTATCAACTGCCAGACCTCTCTGCTGTCGGTGAAAGTGGTGTTGTTAAACTGGTTGTTCGTGACAAGAAGAATGATACCTCTAACGATTTTGCAATCGTTGTTGGTGAGACTGATGCTGAGTTCTCTTTCAACTTTAAGGTTGAAAACATCAAAGTTCTTCCTGGAACTTATGAAGTTGTTGTCTCGCAGAAACTTCTGTCTCGATTCGCCAGTAAGAACCATGATCTGACTTACTACATTGCTCTGGAGCCCGACTCTACTTTTGCTGCTGTATGATTGAAGTAGTTGATAACTTTGCTCCCCAAGATTACTTTGAGTTGATTCAAAATCATGTTTTGAGTTGGGATCAATGCTGGTTTTATCAGTCAAATATTGCTGCTGGCGTATTTGAAAAGAAAGGTCTTGGGAAGCATGGATTCAATTGCCATGTTGTCAAAGATACAAATACTTTTCTTGACACATATGATGCTGGTCTTTTGACTGATCTTTTGGTCAAAATGAAGAATAGTATTGGTTGTGAAAATATTTTGCGATCAAGACTGGATATGACTGTCTACACTCCTGGTGGTATGAGGTGTGATCCTCATGTTGACAGTCCTTATCCACATGTTGCTACTATTTTTTATTTGAATGACTCTGATGGAAACACAGTCATCTTTAATGAAAAATTTGAAGGTGACACAAACATTGATGAGAGTAAGTTGACGATCCAAAGAGAGATTGAACCAAAAGCAAATAGACTTCTAATCTTTAACGGACATTACATTCATACTGGACATGTCCCCGCAAAGCACAATAATAGAGTAATATTGAACTCTAACTTCAACTAAATCATGAATATCTTTGTGACCTCTCCTGACCCTTGGGAATCTGCAAGGGTACTACCAGACAAACACATCGTTAAGATGCCTCTGGAGACCTGTCAGATGCTTGCTATCGTTGCTTCTGATAAGTGGGGTCAGGGATTTGGCACTCTTCCCAAAGCAGACGGTACACCCTATGCTACTGAGAAGGGTGCTTTTCGTAATCACCCATGTACTATCTGGGCGAATCGATATGTGAATAATTGGCAGTGGCTGATTGCTCATGGTTTTGCCCTATGTGAGGAGTATGCTGCACGTTATGGAAAAGTCCACACTTGCTTTAACACACTCCTTGTTGCAAGAGAAATTTTTCCTACCGCTGACCCACAAGGTCGTAGTGGAAAAGAAACAACACCATTTGCGAGGGCAATGCCAGATGAGTTTAAACATGACACAAGCATTGACACTTTTACTGCTTACAAAATGTATATCGCATCCAAACCTTGGGTTGCATCTAATTATCTTCGTTACCCATCCAGAAAACCAGATTGGGTTTGATTTATGAGACATATTCTTTTTACCCTTAAAGGGTGTTCTATGGTTCTTCTTGATGATGAAAAATACATCCGTGATGTTGTTTATCATGCAAGTACTAAATGCGAGTCCACTTTGTTGGCACTTAACTCTCACAAGTTTGATCCTCAGGGAGTGACTTGTGTTGCTATGCTTGCTGAGTCTCATATCAGCATTCATACTTGGCCTGAACTTGGTATGGCAGTTTGTGATGTCTTTACTTGTGGAGATCACACAAAACCCCAAGATGGTGTAGAATATATGAGGCAGATGTTTCATGCATCTGATATTGTTTGTAATGAATTTGTTCGTCCTTTGGAATGATTATGCGTGATGAATTTTTGTGGGTTGAGAAATATCGACCCAAGACTATTGAAGATTGTATTCTTCCTGATAACATCAAGAGTACTTTTCAAAACTTTTTAATTAAGGGTGAAGTTCCCAATCTGCTCCTTGCAGGGCCTGCTGGGTGTGGAAAAACTACCGTAGCAAAAGCACTGTGCAATGAACTTGGAGTAGATGTTTATGTCATTAATGGATCCGACGAGGGTAGATTCCTCGATACTGTCAGAAACACTGCGAAAAACTTCGCTTCGACCGTCTCACTTTCGTCTTCTGCTAAACACAAAGTCATCATCATTGATGAGGCAGATAACACAACCAACGATGTACAACTCCTCCTACGGGCGTTTACTGAGGAGTTTAGTGGTAACTGTAGGTTCATCTTCACCTGCAACTACAAAAACAAAATTATTGAACCCCTCCACTCCCGTTGCGCGGTTGTTGAGTTTGGAATTGGAGGAAAACAAAAACCTGCCATCGCTGCACAATTCTTCAAAAGAATCCAAGAGATCTTGGATAAGGAGAGTGTTGAATATGAGCCAAAAGTTCTTGTCGAACTCATTAACAAACATTTCCCCGATTGGAGACGAGTCCTCAATGAATGCCAACGCTATTCGTCGGGGGGTAAAATCGATGCGGGCATTCTTGCACATTTCTCCGATGTAAAAGTTAATGATCTTATCAGACATCTTAAGGAAAAGAACTTTCCTGAAGTACGTAAATGGATTGTCAATAACTTGGACAATGATACTTCTGTACTTCTGCGTCGCATTTACGATGCTTGTTATGATTCCTTGGTCCCGTCCAGTATTCCTGCTGCTGTTCTTACTCTTGCTAAGTATCAGTATCAGATGGCATTCGTTGCGGATCAAGAGATAAATATGCTTGCTTGCTTAACCGAAATTATGGTGGAGTGTGAATTCAAATGAAAAAGAATCGTCAATACAAATCCAGAATGTATTATTACTTCTGGGGTGCCATGACTCTGTTCGTTCTTCTTGGGCAGATCTACGTTGGCACTGGATATCGTATTATGGCACAAAGTATCAACCAATTCTTTCA